ATGTTTTATCATATTAAAGAGCTTCAATATCAGGCAAAGCCAGCTCATCCCGATCCGGTTTATGCGAAAAAACTTCAAGAGGTGCTGGGCGGCCAATTTGGCGAGATCAGTGTCATGATGCAATATTTGTTTCAGGGGTTTAACTGCAGGGCGGACGCCAAGTATAAAGATTTGTTATGTGATGTGGGAACGGAAGAGATCGGGCACGTGGAAATGCTGGCTACGATGATTTCCAGGCTTCTGGATAATGCACCCGCTGATGTACAGGAGGATGCTTATAAAAGCAATCCCGCTATTGCAGCAGTAATGTCAGGGATGAATCCTCAGCACGCTATTGTGTCCGGCTTGGGTGCGATGGCATCAGATAGTGAGGGCTATCCGTGGAATGCAAAATACATTATATCGAGCGGAAATCTGTTGGCTGATTTTCGCGCAAACTTAAATGCGGAAGCCCAAGGGCGCCTTCAGGTGACACGGCTTTATGCCATGACTGATGATCCCGGGGTAAGAGATATGTTGTCATTTTTGATTGCAAGAGATACTTATCATCAAAATATGTGGTATGCAGCCATTAAAGAGCTGGAAGAAAGAGAACGCGATATTGTCGTTCCAACGACGTTCCCGCGTGAGCTCGAAAAGCGGGAAGTGGCCTATGACCTGTTTAACTTTTCCAGAGGGGATGAGAGCTCACAAGGAAGATGGGCTCATGGCGAAGCCTTTGACGGCCGGGGCGAGTTCAGGTATATCCCGGCTCCGATTGCGTTCGCATCTGCGCCTCATCTTAAACCGGCGCCAATGTGGCTGCAGAATACCATGCCTCCGATGTCGAAATATTAAAATCTATGCCGGGCTGAGGCAAATGTCCCCAGCCCGTTTTTGATCAGCTGTATTTGCCGATTTGATATAACGCTTTTTCTTCAGCGACCTGCAAGTGCTGCTGATCGACTTCCTCGTACGCATTTGGCCGCTTATGTGATAATAAGTAAGCGAGCCGCTTCTGAAATTGAATACCTGCTTTACGCCGTTCAAACATTTCAAGCCTTTTTTCAGCAAATTCCTTTGTTACCCGGAATACCGTCGCGATTGTGGCAAGCGCCTGGCTTCTCCATTGCGGCAGTTCCATCTGCAACAGCATAAAGGTTGGCACACAGAAGTGGTACATAAATTGATTCGCTTGAAATTCCTGCAGTTCCCTGAAGAGCTTGTTCATCTGAAAATGATTTCCTGCATGCTTTAACACGTGGCACAGTTCATGGCCAAAATCTTCCCATTGCTCTTCCCGTGATTTTCTTTGGTTCAATACGATACTGTACATGCCGTCGTATTTGACCATCATGCTCCCCATATCCTCAAAATGAACCCAAATATCCAGGTCCTGTGCGATTTTCAGCATGTCAATGTGATGGGGAGAGGTGATGCCCAGCCGGCTGTATAAATTTTTAACGTATTCCTCCAGATGTGATAAGTAATCGCCCAATTGAATACTCCCTTTCGAACGTATGTTCTGTTTTTAGCGAGAAAGAAAAGCCCGTATAGGACTGGAAAGTGTGTTGAAATCTTTCCCTTTTCTTTAAAAAATAAACACTTTTTTCTTTATATCGGTCTATTTTTTATATGTTTTAGAGAACAGAGAAATGTTTATTTATTTTTCGGTTTGCGGTTCTTCTCTTTTTCTTTTAAATAGTTGATAAATTCGATGGCCTGCTGTTTGCTTTCAGGGGAAAAATCCTGCATATCACGGTATGCAAGCTGCAAGTCCGGATCTGAGAACATATCATCCTCGGATGTTTTGTCTTTCCCTGTTAATAAGTAATCAGTCGTTACTTGAAAGTAATCAGCCAGCTTTTGGAGTGTGTCGTAATCAGGTTCGCTTCGCCCGTTTTCATAGTGGGAATATCGTGCCCGTGACACACCGATGTGAGATGCGATTTCTTCCTGTGTCCTTTTCCCTCTGAGACTCTTCAATCTGCTGCCTATCATACTATGACCTCTCTTTTTTAAACTCCCTAAGTTATTTATGATTATAGATACAATATGTATCAAAATAAAGTTATGATAAAAAAAGTATCAAAAATAACTTGATGATACAGATTGTATCGTTTATACTTGGTAACAGTTGATACGTAATGTATCAAAAAAGATCAGGAGAGTGATCACATGTATCCGATCCAAATTGTTTTTAGTAAAAATCCCATAGATCAGCGCCATCTCGGACAATCCGGCGGCACCATCTCGTTTACGGCATGCGGCCTTCCGGTGTTCCACTTTGAAACGCAAGAACAGTTTCAAACATACATGAAGTTAAAAGGAGAAGCGGCATACAATGAAAATCGATAAAAGCTATCCTTTTCCAACGTATTCAGGGCTATTGAATTCAGAACATTATGACAAAATCGGTCCGGCGCTATGGCTGTTTCTCTGGTTCATCAGCTCTACAACAAAAGAAATTGAAAAAGACGGAGTAAACTGGGGAATCGTGCTCGGCCATAAGCCATTAAAAGCGAGAGAAATGGCGGCTGTATTCGGTGTGAGTGAAAAAACCGTCAGAAGATGGCTGGAGCTTCTCGAAACTCATGAGTACATAAAGGCTGTCCGTGCGCCATACGGACTGATGATTTCAGTAAAGCATTCCAAAAAATTCAGCTTCAGATCGGACAAAACTGCACACCAGAGCATAAAGGAACGGCCATTTTCGCCGCAGTCACAGGACACAGACGTCCGTTCAGATAAAGATAAAACAAACACATATACTGCTGCTGATGATGCAGTGGATCACATTGCGAAGCGTTTTACACAATTACGGTCGGCTCAAGAAGGACGCACCGTGTATCCTTCCTCAAGAGATTATCAAGCCATCGCCCGTATTGTCGCCATCGGCGTTCCTGTGACGCAAACAATCAAATGGCTTGAGGAATGCTTTCAAGCCTTTGAAAACCGCCGAACCGCCGCTTCAGAAACAATCAAGGCCTTTCGCTACTGCTCGAAATTCATTGAAGACCGATTTTTCGCGCAGCAGGCCAAAAAGAATGTCGCAATTCAACATGAGAGGATGAAAAAACATGACAAAACGAACAATCGAGCAAATTTTGGACGAGCTGAGAAAAGGGAGACGTCCATTACTGGCGGACAAACCGGCCGAATCAGACGCAAGCCGGTATGATTGCCCGCGATGCAAGGATCAGGGAGGCTATCTCATCTGCCAGAACGGCCTGGAAGTCTGGACGATGTGCAGCTGCATGGCAGAACGGAAAGTGAAGCGGCTGCTCGGTGCTAGTGAGATTACCCCTGCCTTCAGACAGCTGGGCTTCAAAGAATTCTGCATTGAGGGAAAACCGCAGGCCATAAAAGATGCGTTTGAATGCGCAAAAGAGTATGTGGCGGATTATGAACAAATCAAGGACGCCCGGAAAAACAGCATCGGCCTTTTAGGACAGCCCGGATCGGGGAAAACGCACCTTTTGACCGCTGCTGCCAATGAATTGATGAGAACACGCCATGTGCCGGTCATTTATTTTCCATTCGTGGAAGGCTTTACCGATCTTAAAAATGACTTTGATCTTTTGGAAGCGAAGCTGAACCGGATGAAGCAGGCAGATGTGCTGTTCATAGATGACCTGTTTAAACCGGTTAATGGCAAACCCCGTGCCACAGATTGGCAATTAGAGCAAATGTATTCGGTACTCAATTACCGCTACTTAAATCATAAACCGATTTTGCTTTCGAGCGAGCTGACGATTGAAACACTTGTACGGGTCGATGAAGCGCTCGGCACGAGAATCTACGAAATGTGCAGCGATTATTTAGTGATTATCAAAGGAGCAGCCTACGAGCTGAACCATAGATTGGAGGGCGTCAGATAATGTGCAAGCTTTGTCAGACGAAGAAAGTCATTGTGGAACATACCGGGATTGGAGCTGTTTTTCATCCATGTCCGAACTGCCGATCCGGCACTGACTTAACGCCGGTCATTCAAAAGCTGGAGCAAATGCTGACAGCGGGAAAAGCGAGGCTGAATGTCCGTGATTAAACAGCTGACAGCTCTAATTGCTTTGCTGTTTCGGGCAAAGCGAACAGAAAAAAACATTGAACAATGGTATAAGGATGACGGGAAGTGAAAGTAATGGCAAAAAAACAAGCAAAGAAAAGCCCTGCGCCGTGGCATGCTGTCCCGTGCGGGGATACGAAGCCGATCTATATTTATTCAGCATACAGTGAAGAAGAAAAAGAAAGATTCCCATATTCAAACGGCCGGCTGATCGCCGCTGTATTCGACCTCAGCTCTTATTCGCAAAAAAGCAATGCCGCTTTGATGGCGGCTGCGCCTGAACTGCTGGAAGCGTCTAAAGCAGCTCTTGATTTTCTGAAAGGGAATTCTGTTCATTCTAAGGAGCGCATCATTCAGGGATTAGAAAAGGCCAAAAAAAGCGCTGAATCAGAAAGGGAGGAAAAGAAACATGATCAGTCCTAAAAAACTGCTACATATCAATTCCATCACGCTGGAAAGCCAGCTGGAGGACGGAAAAATCCGCGTGATTATTGTGGATGGCATCAAGCAGGAAGCATGGATCACAGAAGCGCCGGAGCACGGAAAAACGCTCGTCGAAACGAGAAAGGGAGACCTTGCCCGCGTGGAATTTGAGATCGGCTACAAATTAAATTAAAGCGAAAACAGAATACGTCCAAGACGGAAAGCCTGCGGACACTGATCAACTGCACAGCATTTGTGCGTTGATTGGTGTCCGTTTTTTATTGCCAAAAATGAGGAGGATCATAGAATGCAAGACTTACTATTCGAATATAAACGCACGCTAAAACAAACAAAAACACAATATAAACCGCTCGCTGAAGCAGATGAATCCATGCTCTCAGCTGAAGAGATGAAGGATAAAAAAATCATCAGAAATATCATCACGGATCTTGAATATGTAACAGAATGGCTTGAAAAAGGAAGACAACCCGGCATCAGACGGGCGATTGACCGTCGTGATGCCTACCAGCGGCTGATGATCAAGGATCCGAGAATTATCGAATCATTTTCCAGCACGATGATGGTCGAGCCGGACGGACAGGTATCAGAAGAAGACAGAGAGAGAATCCGAGAAGCGTTAGCCTTGTTAACAGACAGAGAAAAAGAAATGTTTTTATTGCATAAGGTAGAATGCTTTTCTTATGAACGGATCGCTGATCTTCTCGGCGTGAAAAAATCGACTGTGCAAACAACTATCAAACGGGCAATCGTAAAAATGCAAAGGCAGCAGGAGGAAATGAATCGATCGCTTGCCTGAAAGCTTGTCATACGTTTGCCACCTATAAGTGAATAGAGCATGACACATAAGCGGCTGGCAAGATCAGCCGCTTTTATGAATAGACATCCATGCTGGAGGTGGCGGTGATGCCGTAGCATGAAAACACAACAGCACGAACAAGCATTAGCAATCTATCAACAACATCAGGGAAACATCACAAATCGGGCGATTGCGGATATAATCGGCGTTTCTGCGAAAACAATCGGCATCTGGAAAAAACAAGACAAATGGAAACAGGCCTTGTTTTCTGAAACCAGAAACGAACAAAAACAGCGCCGTATAGACAATGATGAATTAAATGAACGCCAGCGGCTGTTTTGCCTGTATTACGTCAAAAGCTTCAATGCCACACAGTCAGCAATCAAAGCGGGCTATTCTCCGGACAGCGCCCATGTGACGGGAAGCCGGCTGTTAAAGAATGAAAAGGTCGCTGCTGAAATCAGACGCATTAAAAAAGAAATGGTCAATGAAATGTTTATTGAAGCGATGGATGTGCTGCAGGTTTATATCAAGATCGCGTTTGCGGATATTACGGACTATGTGACCTTCGGAAAAAAAGAGGTTCAAGCTGTCGGGAAATCGGGGCCGCTGTTTGATGAAGATGATAATCCGATTATGAAGGAAATCAGCTTTGTCGATGTCAAAGATTCCGGGCTCGTTGACGGCACCATTGTGACGGAAGCAAAGCTCGGCAAAGAAGGCATCGCCATCAAGCTGGCCGATAAAATGAAGGCGCTCGAGAAGCTGTCCTTATATTTCGATTTGTTTCCGGATCAATTTAAACAAAAAATTGAAAACGAGAAATTAAAGCTTGCCAAACAAAAAGCAGAGAAAACAGATGACAGCCAGGAGCCGATTGAAATCATGATCAAACGAAAAGAGGAAAAGTCATGATTATAAAAGAAATCAACCCTCATTTCGAAGATTACGTATTCAATTGGGAGCAGACGTACCAGTTTCTCGTCGGCGGCTACGGCTCATCCAAAAGCTATCATACCGCATTGAAAATCGTGTTAAAGCTGCTGAAGGAAAAACGGACGGCCCTTGTCATCCGCGAGGTGTTCGATACCCATCGGGATTCGACCTTCGCCTTGTTTCAAGAGGTGATAGAAGAGCTTGGCCTCACAAAGGCTGTGGCATCCCTTTCTTCCCCGCTGCAGCTGCGTTTTCAAAACGGCAGCCGGATCATGTTCAAAGGAATGGATAATCCGGCAAAATTAAAATCGGTTCATAACATTTCATTAATATGGATTGAAGAATGCTCAGAGGTGAAGTATGAAGGCTTTAAGGAATTAATCGGCCGACTTCGCCACCCCGAGCTGAAGCTTCATATGATCTGCACCACCAATCCCGTCGGCACCTCCAATTGGACGTACCGGCATTTTTTTCGGGATGAACGCAATAAACGGTTTGTGCTGGATGACAGCGAGCTGTACGAAAAGCGGACGATTGTCAAGGGAGATACGTATTATCATCATTCCACAGCAAACGACAATCTCTTTCTCCCGAAAAGCTATGTGAATCAGCTTGACGGACTCAAAGCATATGATCCGGACCTGTACCGGATTGCCCGCAAAGGCCGATTCGGCGTCAACGGGATCAGGGTGCTGCCGCAGTTTGAGGTGCTTCCGCATGACCAAGTAAAAGAACGTATCGCAGCCATCAGCAAGCCGATTTTTCGCACAGGCATGGATTTTGGGTTCGAGGAATCCTATAATGCCGTCGTCCGGCTCGCTGTCGATCCTGAGAAAAAATACCTCTACATTTATTGGGAGTATTATCAAAACAAAATGACAGATGACAGGACGGCTGAGGAGCTGCGTGAGTTTATCAATACACAGGAATTGATCAAAGCCGACTCGGCTGAGCCGAAAAGCATTCAATATTTCCGCCAGCAGGGCTTTCGGATGGTCGGTGCCAGAAAGTTTCCCGGCTCCAGGCTTCAATATACCAAAAAGGTGAAACGATTCAAAAAGATCTTCTGTTCGGACCGCTGTGAAAATGTCATCTATGAGCTCAAGTCGCTAACGTATGCTAAAGATAAAAACGGCGCGCTGATAGAAGATGAATTCACGATTGACCCGCATACGCTTTCTGCCATTTGGTATGCGCTTGATGATTATGAGGTTGCTGATATGAAAGAGACAGCAAACAAACGTATCCGGCCGAACCGGGAAAGGAGGAGGTCATAAATGATGCACAATCAAACAGTCAGAGCAACTGTATTCAAAGCCAATTCCGCCGCTCCTCAGACAAAGCAAATCTATGAAGATGACTTTTCTGAGCTGTACGGAGAGGATATTATCGCACCGCCCTACAATATCATCGAGCTCAAAACCATTGCTGAATACTCGACCATTCTTCAGCAATGCATAGATGCGTACAGAGTCAATATTACAGGTTTTGGCTTTGATGTTGAGTATACGTTTGATGTAAACGCCACTGACGTCGATCAGGCGAAAAAGAAAAGGGCAGAAAAAGACTGGGCCAGACTTGAAGCCTTTTATAAATGTCTTCATTTTGACGAATCAGCCGAAATGATTTTAGGCTATGCCATCGAAGACAGAGAAAAAACAGGCAACGGCTTTATGGAAGTGCTTCGGGACGGGATGGGAAAACCGGCTGGCATCGAATATTTAGATGTGAAAAATATGCGTGTATGCGGAGCCGGCGAGCCTGTTGAAGTATCTTTTATGTATGAAGAAAACGGAAAAGTGAAGAGAATCAAAAGGCAAAAACGTTTCCGAAAATATGTGCAGATGATCAATGGAAAAAAAGTATTTTTCAAAGAATACGGTGATCCGAGAAAAATGGACATGCGTACGGGTGAATATGTGAGCACATTGGCAGAGAAGTATCAAGCGAATGAAGCCATTCACCTCAAAATCGGAAGCGGCGTATACGGCGTGCCCCGCTGGGTCGGCAATATCGTCAATTTATACGGAGCCCGAAAAGCGGAAGAGCTCAATTTTATGTATTTTAAGCAGGGCCGTCACGTCCCCGCTGCGATCACAGTGGAAAACGGGATGCTGTCGGAAGCTTCTTATCGGGAGCTGCAAGAATACATGAATGATCTTGAAGGCGTGGAAAACGCCCACAAATTTCTCTTGATTGAAGCGGAAGGAATCGCGAAAGAGAAGGATCTCCACGGGGGAGAGGATATTACGCCGGTGTCCGTGGAAATCAAGTCCTTGGCGGAAATTCTCCAGAACGACGCCTTGTTTCTTGAGTACGATGAAAAAAGCAGAAATAAGCTGCGCTCGGCGTTCCGCCTCCCGCCTCTGTATACAGGCGAGGCGCAGGAATACAACCGGGCGACAGCTGATACCGCTAGAAAAATTACGGAGGAGCAGGTCTTTCAGCCGGAGCGAAAAACGCTCGTGAATAAACTGAACACGCTGCTTTTGCCGGAGCTGAATATCCATGACGTCAGGCTGACATTAAAAGGACCGGACTTTCGTGATCCGCTTGAGATTGCGAAAGTGCTCGGTCCTTTTATTACAGCCGGAGCGGTATCGCCGAATGATTTACGCGATCTTGCGGGGCGGGTGCTTGGCAAAACGCTGGAGGAGTGGCCTGAGGAAATCTATAAACGGCCTGCAGGACAGGATGCGGAAAAGGCAAACCTGACTGCGCTCATGCAGGAGCTGAAAGAAAGCATCGAAGCGATCAAAACGTCCTGAAGGGAGGTGAATCAAGCAGGTGGCGCGGGAATTAAGAAATGCCAAAATCAGCTTTGTCAGTTATGTAGACAAGGCGGCTAATCAGACAGAATTTTTCTTTACGAAGTCAGACGGACCTCCGTCATTTGAAAAAAAGGTTCGGCTGTTTACAAAAAGTGAGCAGGATGAACAAAAGCTCGTGTACGGAATCGTGTATGAGCCTGATGTTCCTGATGCCCATGGCGATTATATGACCGCTGAGGAAATTGAAAAAGCGGCGCACGGCTTTCTCGCGGAGGCACGGGAGATTGATATCAATCACAGCTTTGAGGGCGGAACCGGCGTCGTGGTCGAGTCATATGTGGCGCCCGATGATTTTATGATCGGGTCAAAACGGATTACAAAGGGGTCGTGGGTGCTCGTGACAAGAGCGTCTGACGAGGTGTGGGAACAGATCAAGGCTGGAATCATCACCGGCTACAGCATGGCGGGCATTGCTGATGTGTATGAAGAAGAACCGGTTGAAAAAGCGGGATTCTTCAGTGTATTCAAGCAGATGCTGACTGACAAAACAGGGAAGGAGACTGAAGAAATGAGAAAAGAAGACATGAAAGAATCATTCGAGCATGCGCTTTACCCTCTGCTCAAACGGCTTGAGCGGATTGAAAAAAATACAGACACGGAGGAAAAGCCCGAGCAGACGGGTGATGACGAGCGTCTGAAAAAGCTCGTTGAGGACATGCTTGCCCCGCTGATCGAACGAATCGAAGCTTTGGAAAAAGCGCGAGGCGCGTCTAAGCAGACAGCGGACGATGCGGGCAACAATACAGAGCAAGTCAAAAAATCAATCTGGAGCGGACTGCTGTAAAACCAGTCAATGAGGAGGAAATCAATTGAGAAATCAAGAGATCATTCGGAAAGCGGAAATGTCGCTTTCTGCTTTAAAAAGCGGCGGACTTATGAACCCTGCGCAAGCATCGGCTTTTATCCGCATGGTGCAAAACACGCCGACCATTTTCAGTGAATCCCGCGTGATTCAAATGGAAAACGACTCGCAAAAATTTGAGAAAATCGGCTTCGGCCAGCGTATTCTGCGGGCTGCACAAGAAGGAAAAGCACTGTCAAACGACGAGCTGACAGTTCCAACGACAAGCACTGTCCAGCTGAACACGAAGGAAGTCATTGCGGAAATCAACATTACGTATGACACACTCGAAAACAATATTGAAAAAGACGGCCTTCAGCAGACGATCATGCAGATTTTAGCAGAGCGCGCAGCCGTTGATATTGAAGAGCTGATTGTAAACGGTGATACAGCATCACATGATCCGTATCTGGCGCAGCTGGACGGCATCCGCAAACAAGCGGTGTCCCACATCGTTGACATGAACGGTGAAGAACTGTCCAGAGCGACATTCAAGAAAGGCTTAAAGGCTGTTCCGCCGAAATATTTGCGCATCCCTCAGGAATTCAGATTCTATACGTCGCACGGCTTAGAAGTTGAATGGAAGGACCGCGTGGCAGACCGCCAGACAAACCTTGGGGACCAGGCTGTTCAGGGCGGCTTGTCAACAGCATTCGGCGTACCGGTCAAAGGGGTATCCAATATTCAGCCGTACACAGTCGGAGAGGGAGACGCGCAATATGACGCTTCCGACATCATTCTCACACATCCGAAAAATATCATTCTTGGCTTCTCCCGCAATATCCGAATTGAAGTCGACAAAGACATCCGCTCACGTAAATTCATTATTGTCTTAACGGCCAAGCTGGACAGCAAGTTCGAGGAAGAGGATGCCTGCGCTAAATTAATTAACGTAAAAGAATAATAGAAACGGGGTGGTCAGCTCATGCTCATTGAACCGACTGACGTAGCCTCCTATTCGGTCTATGATCGAGTGAAAAACAGACCGGAAGAACTGCTGGCGCAGGATATCATCGAGGCGGAAGCGGAAGCGGCTCTCATCACGGGCCACCGCTTTGAAGACAGCGTTTATGACCCGCTGCCCGACAAGGCGAAATTGGCTTTGCTGAAGTTAGCCCAGTATTTTGCGCTTGTGAACAGCGATGAATCAGCCTCATCAAGCTATCAGTCTGAAAAAATGGGGGATTATTCCTACACGGTTTCCGGAGAAGGCGGCATTCAGCGGCCAGTGGTGTATCATTTGCTCGAAGAGTTTATTACGCCGGGCTACGTCCCTGAGTCCTCCAGACTGAAGGTGAGGTCCTTATGAGCTATCAGCGGATGCTCATTCACCGCTGCGACATTTATCATGAAGCGACTCAAGCGCCGTCTGCAGGCCGATTTGGGATTCCGGCGGACAAGCTGCAGCCGGTGACTTTATATCCGGATACACCCGATGAACAAGATGTCCCTTGCTATTTTACTGAAAAAACGCAGCAGCTGATCCAGGAGGAGCCTGATCAAACTGTATATCACAGCTTTCTCGTCCATTTTCCGTTGTCAGCGGACATCCGCGTGAACGATAAAATCATTTGGGAGAATCATAAATATATACTAAAGCTGCCAAAAAGGATCAGGCATCATCATTGGGAAGTCATCGCGGTCAGGGATGAAAGCCTATGAAAATAGCGGGGCTGAAACAGCTAAACACGTCATTAAAAAAGGCGGCATCAGGCGGATTTTCGCGTCAGGCGTCCCAGTGGCTTGAAGAGTGCGGGCAAGATTTTCTGGAGATCGTCCAATCTGAACTCATCAGCACTCAAACGATTGATACAGAAAAACTGCTCAGTTCCTTTGAGAAAGGCGCAGAGGACAATCTCTGGATTGTGCAAAGCGGCGGGCTTTCGCTTGAGGTGGGTACACAGCTTGATCACGCCTCATTTCTTAATGACGGCCATTGGACCTCAAAAGAAGACGTGAGGTGGGTGCCAGGGCATTTCCAAGGCTCGCGGTTTATTTATGATCCCGCGGCTTCAACGGGAATGGCGCTCAAGAGAAAATGGAACCCGGGCACGAACTACTGGGATCATGCACTTCTTTTATATGAACAGCTGTTTGAAAAATCGCTGGAAAACAAATTGCGCCAGTGGCTGAAGAAGCTATAAAGGAGGGAACAGGATGAACAGCGAAACAGGATCGATCATGGCATTTTTGTACAGCCGGTGGTCTGTTCCCATTTATGAACGTGAGCTGCCTGATCAGTTTCAGGTGCCGTCGTTATACGTCCCATCGCCATCTGTTTTCGAGGAAACAGATACGGTCTCCACATTTAAAAAAACCTACAGTCTCAATGTGAAGCTGTTTCATCTTGACTCCGTTCAGGCGCTTGATGAAGCGGACAGGCTAGCGGACGCCATCAGAGAAGTGAGAAGTATGGTTCCGCTGCTGAGTGAATCAGGAGAGAAGACGGGGGATGTGGTCCGCATCACCCGAATTGAGACAAGGGTAGGAGACAGGGGCGAGGCGGTCATGGTGATCAGGTGGAGCAGCCGGTATTATTATCACAAAACAGAACAGCCTGTCTTACAGGATATCGACATGAACAGCGGGGTGAAATAAGCGGTGGTAAAGGACAAACAACAGAAGAAGGCTGTACATACAGAGAGCCGGGAAACTCTTTTTGATACAGCGGATTTGATTAAGCACGCGAAGGCGCTGTTCGGCGTTAAGCCGGATATCCTTCAGGGGGCTTTATTTGGCGTGGATCAAACACGTATGACGAAATCAGAAGCCAATCTATTGATTCAAACATTTCTAACCAAGGAGGTCATGTCATCATGAATGGCGGAACATTTACAACAGGAAAAGAAAAAGAACGTGCAGGCATTTATTTTAACTTTAAAACGACAGCGCAGGAGCGGGTGTCACTCGGAGAACGGGGAACAGTCGCACTCCCGGTTGCATCAAGCTGGGGGGAAGCGAAAACGTTTGTCTCCATTTCCAGCGTAGAAGATTTAAACAAAAAAGTGGGCCTTAGCATTGATGATCCATCATTATTGCTTTTGCGTGAAGCAAAGAAAAATGCGAAAACGGTATTAATGTACCGTCTAACCGAAGGTGTCCGTGCGTCTGCTGATATTGCTGAAGGTGTCAAAGCGACTGCTGTATATGGCGGATCAAAAGGAAATGACATTATCATCCGCATTAACCCCAATGTGCTGGATGCTGCTTCTTTCGATGTGACAACGTATATGGATGAGTCAGAGGTTGATAAACAGACCGTCAAAAAGGCTGAAGAATTAACAGCTAACGGCTATGTCACCTTTACCGGAACAGGCGATCTTTCTTCGGCGATTCCGCTCACTGGATCAGAAGGAGAGACTGCAGCTGAATCTCTGAATGCATCTGCAGGAATCCGTTTATCCGGCGGTACGGATAAAGCCCCTGTCAACTCCGACTATACAGATTTCTTAGCCGCAGCTGAAACGGAGAATTTTGATGTGATTGCGCTGCCTGTTGCGGAAGGTGATCAGCTGAAGGCGACATTTGCTGCTTTCATTAAGCGTCTGCGCGACGGCCAAGGACAAAAAGTGCAAGGGGTCACAGCGAATTATGCCGGTGACTATGAAGGCATCATCAACGTAACAGAAGGTGTGCTGCTCGAAGATGGCACGGAAGTTACGCCGGACAAAGCAACGGCTTGGGTAGCTGGAGCGAGCGCAGGAGCAACCTTTAACCAATCACTGACGTTCGTTGAGTACGAAGGCGCCGTTGATGTGTTACACCGCCTTGACCACGATACGATTGTTGAACGTCTGGGCAAAGGCGAATTTTTATTCACATTCGACGCCCGCGATAAATCCGTCAGCGTAGAAAAAGACATTAACTCACTCGTCACGTTTACAGCCGAGAAAAACAAAAAATTTGCGAAAAACAAAATCGTCCGTGTCCTGGACGCCGTAAATAATGATTTAACACGCGAGCTGAAAGCCTTAATTAAATCAAGAAAAGGCAGCGGAAGCGATATTCCGGCGTCTGAAGACGGACTTCAGTATGTGAAAACGATGATCACGCAATACATGACAACTCTTCAGGATGCTGGCGGCATCACTGGCTTTGATTCTGATGAAGATATCACCATTTCAATGAATGAAGACCGTGACGGCTTCTTGATTGACCTGGCTGTACAGCCTGTCGACGCAGCAGAAAAATTCTACTTTAATGTGGAGGTAAACTAATATGGCATTAAAAGCTCAAAACACAATTTCAGGTAAAGAAGGCCGCTTATTTCTTGATGGCGAAGAAATGGCGCACATCAAAACATTTGAAGCAAACGTCGAGAAAAACAAGTCTGAAGTAAACATTATGGGCCGCCGCATGACAGGCCACAAAACAACAGGGGCAAACGGAACTGGAACAGCAACGTTTTATAAAGTCACATCAAAATTCGTGATCCTGATGATGGACTATGTCAAAAAAGGCAGCGACCCATACTTCACACTCCAAGCTGTTCTGGATGATCAATCCTCCGGCCGAGGCACAGAGCGAGTCACGCTGTACGACGTCAACTTTGACTCTGCCAAAATCGCAAGCCTTGATGTCGATTCAGAAGCGTTAGAGGAAGAAGTTCCATTTACATTCGAAGACTTCGACGTGCCTGAAAAGCTTTCTGACACGTTTTAATCAAAGCTGAACAAGCCATACGCAGACCTTTCTCAGAAAGGTCTGTTTTTTACACGATGAAATCAATCAAAAGACAAGGGAGTTTTTTACATGAGCGAGAAGAACGAAAACGTATATGATCTTTCCTTTTTTATGCCGGGAAAAACAATTGAAGCTGAGGAAATCAAAGTGCCGATCTCAAAGCGTTTTGTTGATAAAAAAGGGGACATCGTACCATTTATTTTTAAAGCGATCACGACGGAGCGCATTGATGAATTAGAGAAAGAAACAACAACTTATAAAAATGTCAAAGGCAGAGGCCGTGTAAAAGATTTAGACAGCCAGCGCTTTTATGCCCGAATCGCAGTTGAATCAACCGTTTATCCGGACTTCCGTTCAAAAGAGCTTCGAGAAGCTTACAAAACGGCCGACCCGGTAGAAGTTGCGAAACGCGTCCTCTCAGTTGGAGGCGAATATGCGAACTGGTTAAACAAAGCGATTGAGATTAATGGTTTCGAAGATGAATTAGAGGATCTGGAAGAAGAAGTAAAAAACTAATCAAGGATGGGCATAAAGAAGCCGTGTACCTCTACTATGCGATGCACGAGCTTCATTATTCTCCATCAGATTTATTAAAACTGTATGAAGCGCCCAGAAACTTTAAGGCGCTTTTGTATGGACTGATTGGATATAAGCTGGATCTCCTTGAAAAACAAGCAAAGAAAGGAGGGGCATCGTATTGGCAAAGTTGACAGCAAGATTTGAAATGGAAGACCGTGTAAGCAAAAAGTTAAGAAAAATACAAAATGGATTTAGGGCGCTTGAAAAGTATAGAAAAATGGTGCAGCGAAAAAGCGCTATCGATATACGAAAAGAAAGTAAAACTGTATTAAAGACAATTGACCGCATACAAAAATCATTAAAGAAAAAGCTTGACGCTCAAATGATTTCAATTTCAGCTGAGGATAACGCCAGCACTGTCATTCAGCAGGTTCAAATTCAATTGCAGGGATTGCCGGCATCTGTATCCATTAAAATAGACGCTAGTGATCGAGCAACAGAAAAGTTTGAACGATTAAGAGAGCTTGTTGCGGGTTTTAAAGGCTTTACGATTATGCTGAGCGCGGAAGATCAAGTTTCGCCGGCTGTGCAAAAAATACAGCGTTATATGGAAACCGCACTTAAAAATGGTTACTCTGTTACGATACGCGTAATTGATCACGTCATGAAAACAGTCGGTCGAATTTCAGCAGGCATTGATGCACTTACACAAAAAGATAATCAAATTCAGCTCACTTTAAATGATCAGGTATCAAAAAGGCTGGATGAACTTCAGAAGAAAATTGATAACTTTGGGAAACTAAAGACAGCTGAGAAAACAGCTCCCCCAGCAGCTAAGAAAGCAGAGAGCAAAAAGGGAGAAGAAAAAGAAGGCGGTTCCTTCTGGGGAAACCTCGTTGAAGAAGGCAAAAAAAAGATTAAAGAAAAGCTAGATGAAAAAGTAACTGAATATAAAGAAGCCGTTATTGATCGTGTTACCCAAAAATTTGAAAAGTTTAATCCGGAAAAAATACTAGATGATAAGTTTTATGCTTTATTAGATAAAGTGTTCGGTCCCGAAGAAAAAACTCCGGCAGAAAATGCGTGCTGCTGCTGCAACGGATTGAACCCAGGATCTGGAGGAGCCACAGAATCAGGAGGCGGAGGCCTTTTAGATTCCTTTATTAGTGAAGGTACAGCCGGTATCAGCAATGCAATTGAGGAATTAAAAAATACCTTTTTGAAGGAATTTGAACATTTTACACCCGAATCGATCACCTCAAAATTAGAATCATACACAGAATCCATTACATCTAAAATGACAGAGATAGCTGAGAAGTTCAGCCCGGAGGCGATTTTAACAGAGCTGGATAAGTTCACAAGCTCCTTT